TCGTCGCGGTCGTCGTCGCGGTCGTCGTCATCGTCGTAGCCATCCTCGTTCCTCCTGACCCGCTTCGGGGTCGTCCACCAGAGCACCACGCCCTGACACCCACTACGCTACACACCGTAGCGCAGTGGCGCAAGCACAAAACGACATCGGGCCTAGAAAAAACCAGCTGGCGCGGCGCAAGCCAGCGCAAACACTGGACTCTTCGCTGCTATGTGAACGGTGTTCACAACGTGGTACGCGCGTGGCACCTCGAGGGGGTCGAGGCGTACTAAGTACGAAGACCTTCGTACTTCTCTTTGCTGTATGTGTCCCCCGGCTTGGAGCCGTGGTCCACGTGTGGTATGGTGGATGGGCGGAAGGGGGGGAGAGGGAGCCTGCGACCGATGGGGCCAGCGCGGAGCGCCTGGCCCAGCTGGGTGAGGGGGGGTAAGGGGGGAGCGGGCTCCCCCCCACCATATGATGGTAGGGGGTTGGGGTTTGAGCCCCGCCCCCAGATCGGAGGGGGGTGTCCTGGGGTGGGGAGGGGTGGACCCCTCCCCCCCGATCTTGATCGGGCCACCGAGGAGCTCCTCGAGGAGACCCACCCCACCCCACCCCGGGGGGTACCCCGGGGGGTACCCCCCACCATCGCCGGGATGGGACCCAAAGGTACATCGCGTAACGGTACCCTTCTCTCTAAATTCAAGCCCTGTACCAACCACCACCTCGTGCCTAACTTGGGTAGGCCCAAAAGGAGGCCTTGTTTCTATGCGGTTGGCTCCAACTTCGGTTGACCTCGTCCCGGTGGTTTTCTTCCCGACGTCCTGGGATGCTGCTTGGGAGCGGTTCCGGGCTCGTTCGAGGTCCCGGTGGGACCAGGTGGTGTTGGTCTACTCTGGTGTAGAGATGGGGCTTCGTGATGGCTGACATGGTCGGGTCGCCTCTGTCGGTGGACATCTCGGGGGACAGGAACTTTCCACTGCCGATCCTCCGGGACGTTGGGGCTGCGTTCAGCGCGGGTGGGGCTGCTTGCTGGGCAATGGTTCTCGAGGTCCACGCGGCTGTCTGGGACGATGTTCGGCGGGCTGGTCTAGACCCTGACGTGTGGCGCTTCCTGGACACACCGTACGGAGGGTGGCCTCAGTGAAGCATCTGATGAATGACGTCTACGAGGACAGGCTGCGGATGCAGCCCCTCTTTCAGGGGGTGGCCGAGCTCCACCCGGCTGCTTGGCGGCTGTACTGGTTGGGGCACCAGCCTGGGAGCGAGGCGCACACTGCTGTCCACCGCGAGATCGAGGGGGATGGGTCGCCATGGTGGGAATCGTGAGCCCCCCTGCCGCTCCGGTGTCGGTGGACATCATGTCGTGGTCGGCCCCTCCCCACTGGAGGTACCTCCCAGCCGATCAGATCGGCTGGGATCCGCTTGACACGCCGCTGTGTGCGGCGGGCTGGTCGTCGGTCATGGTCATCTTCAATGCCCTCGAAGACGACGTGTGGGTTGAACCCAACCCGGGCGTACTGTATAGTTCCTTGACAGGAGCGACCTGATGGGCGGCGCGGACAACGAGCACGGGGGACTGCTGGCGGCGCTGGCGAAGTACTCGCTGTCGCCGGAGGACATCGAGCGACTGCTGGTCCACCGGCTGCTCGAGGTGGGTACAGGGGATGATGTCAAGGAGGCCCTGAGGGCTCTGAAGTACCTTTCCGAGCACCTGACGGCTGCTCGGAAGGTGGCGGTCGAGGAGGATCGGTTGGCGCTCTCCTCTGGAGGAGCGCCAGGTGGCCAGGACATCATCGACGTGTTGTCGGTGCTGGTGGATGGCGCGGAGAAGCTGGAGGGATGATGAAGTCGGTAGCTCGGGAGCTTGGTGTGGCTCAGGGAAGCGTGTTCGGTGTGCTGCTTCTCCCCGAGGGATGGGCCCAGGCGTTATCTCTGCTTCTTGCGTTGGGCCGCCGCGAACGCTGGGTGGTTCTTACCGAGGAGTCGCTGGCCAGGGAGGTGGGGGGGTGAAGCAGGTGATCACCCAGATGGGTGTCTGGCCGGACGGCCGTGCCTATTGCGCGCTGCCGTATTCCTGTGCAGCTGGCTGGCCGACGGAGCCGGTGGATCTTAATCGCTGGGGGCAGACGGTCGAGGACGCCGTGGCCCGCGCTCTGAGTGATCTGCCGGACCCGTGGTCATCGTGACTGGCATCCACTGCCACGACTGCGGTGGGTGGACCTCGACAGCGGTCTTGGAGAGGGCCGGGTCGTGCAGTTGGTGTGGTTCACCGCGAACGTCGTTCGCAATTCGCTCGGGGCCTGAAGATGGACTGGAAGGATTGGCTGGCTCTGGTGTTGATCGTCGCGGTCATGATCGCGGGTCTCTTGCTCTTGATGGTGGTCCTTGAGCGGCCGGGCCTCGAGGAGAAAGGGTCACGACTACGAGCGCCAACTGGCTCGTCTTCTGCGGGATGTGTTCCCCCAGGAGGGCGTGAAGAGAGGGTTCCAGACCCGCTTTGGTGGGAAGGAGGAGGCCGACGTGGTCGTGCCTCACTTTCACCTCGAGGCCAAGCGGCAGAAGCAGCCCAACATCAGGGCCGCCTTGCGCCAGGCGGTAGCAGACTCCCAGGGAGGGAAGGTCCCGATCGCTATTACGAAGGGCGACCGCGACCCAGATATCGTGTCTATGAGGCTCGAAGACTGGATGGCGCTGGTGGCGGAGTGGTGGAGCTTGCGGAGGAAGGAGCCGGGGGTGTCTGGGTCTAACGAATGACCAGATGAAGGAGATCCTCGCCTGCCGGCGAGACCTCCTGTATGCGATCCAGACGTACGGGACGCTTATCGACAAGCGCACCCGCACGATCAAGCCGCGCCTGTACCCGGCGCAGTTGCTGCTGCACAACACCCTCGAGAACGACCCATGGGTCATGATCTTGAAGGCCAGGCAGCTCGGCAGCACCAGCTACGTGGCGCTACGGTTCTTCTTCAAGACCCTGCTGAACAAGAACTTCCGGTGCGCTGTGGTGGCCCATACGAGAGAGGCCGCGGAGCAGATCTGGAAGATCTACAAGACGATCTACGACCACCTCCCCGAGTGGTTGAGGGTGGAGTCGTCCTCCGACAACGCGAGGGAGCTCGCGTTCGCCCATGGGGGCTACCTGCGGGTGGGGTCCGCCGGCTCGATGAGCTGGCGCGGGAGCACGTTCAACGCCATCCACGCAAGCGAAGTGGCGTTCTGGGAGAACACCGAGGAGTCGGTACGCGCCCTGTTCCAGGCCGCGTCCGATGGGTCCGAGGTCATCCTCGAGACAACGGCCAACGGCCTGAACGCGTTCAACCGGATCTGGTACGGCAGCGACGGGTTCACCCGGCTGTTCTTCTCGTGGACGATGGACCCGCTCTACCTGAACACCAGGGTCCCCAGGACCCTGACCGAGCCGGAGCAGGCCTACATCACCGAGCACGAGCTCGAGCCTGACCGCGCCAATTGGTTCGTCCAGACCCTCAGAACCAAGTGTCTGGGGTCGATGGACACGTTCAACCAGGAGTATCCCATCACGCCCGAGCTGGCCTTCCTGGCCAGCGGCGGACCGTTCTTCACGGTTCGGTACCCGCCCGAGGAGTCGAACCACCACCCCAAGCTCAAGAGCACCGGGTGGGTGATCTACGAGAAGCCCAAGGAGTTCCGGTCCTACATCCTCGGGGCCGACCCGGCCTCCGGCTCTCAGAGCAAGGGCGCCTCGTACTCGGCGTGCGTCGTGATCGACATCACAGATCGCGAGTGCATGACCGTCGTCGCCACCTTCCAGCAAAAACTTCCCACCTGGCAATTTGCTAAACAGATCCTCGAAAAGGCCGAGGAATATCACGCACTTGTGGTGGGCGAGGTGTGGCGTGGAGGGCCCGGTGAGGAGGCCAACGGACAGGCGGTACTTGACTACTTACTTGACGCCGAGTACCCATATCTGTATCGTCGGCTCTCAAGAGAACGGATCGGGGGGCAGATGCAGCAGCTGTTCGGATTCGCGACCACGTCAAAGACCCGGCCCCTGATGCTGGGTCGAGCCCACGAGGCCATCGACATGGGACACCTGGATCCGGTGTGCTGCCGCCTCAAGTCCGAGATGAACTCCTTCAGGTACAACGAATCGGGCCGCCCGATGGCGTCCGAGGGGGAGAACGACGACCTGGTGATGTCGATGTCGCTGGCCATCATGGGCCTCGACCAGGCGAACTTCTACCAGGACGAGATCCAGCGCCGCAGACGGCCCCGAACGAACCGGGAGTGGCTCGAGTACGAGGCGCAGACCGGAAAGCTCGGCGACGAGATCGCCGATGACGAGTTTCTTGACAGTCCGTGGGACGCGATCATCGACGAGCCGCCCTTGGGCAGGGCTCGTCGATGGGTGCAGCCCACATGACCTCTCGCGTGGGGGAAACACGCGCAAACCCGCCTGATCCGGGCGTAAAATGGAGGCGCAGATGACCACACAATCCTTTGGAGAGCGAGTCGCTGCCAGGTTCGACGCGGCTCCGGCCGCAGATCCGCCTGCTGAGCCCGAAAACAGCGGAGAAACCGTCGCGGACGCTTCCGCCGAAGCTGTTGAGGCCGAGACCGAGGGCGTTAAAGACCAGGTCGTGGACGATGGGGGCTCCGAGGAGCCGTCCGAGACCGAGCCGGATGAGCAGTTCGCTCATCCTCGAGGCCGGTTCTACAAGCGGTTCCAGAGTGTCAACGAGCAGAAGAAGCAGTATCGGCAGGAGGCCGAGGAGTTGCGCCAGAAGTTGGCCCAACTCGAGGCCGAGCGCGAGGCTGCGAAGAACTGGGCCCCCAAGTCCCAGGAAGCGGAGGCGCAGGAGTCCGATGATTGGCTCTCCGAGTACCTCGGAGAGCCGGATTCGGGCGATGATGACAAGATCGCAGCCGTGCGCCGCGAAGTGGCTCAGCTCCGCGCTGAGCGCGCGGTCGACAAGCTCGATCAGCAGATCGACGTCGCCATCGCTGGCCTAGATGTTCCGCCGGAGCTCCCGATCGACGGGGAGAACGGCCTCCGACACCAGGTCTACAAGGCAATCAATCAGGGGAGTACCCGCGGCCGCAAGGTCGACGTGGCGAAGGTGATCCAAACGGCGCTCGAGGAGCATCGAACGCTCGAGGATCGCATCATCCAGCGATACCTGGCCTCTCAGGGGTCCGGGAAGGGCAAGAAGGCGGCACCAGACGTGCCGCCGAGGGCCGCGTCCACCTCTGTGGCGAAGGCAACTCAGAGGGTCAACGCCCCCGCAACCACCGCCTCCATCGCTGACGCCGCCGCTCGAGCAAGGGCCAAGTACGGGATCTCCTAGTACCACTAGGGAAAGAACATGGTCGCCACTCTCGCAACGTTCACGAATGTCCTCAAGGAGGATTTTGAGCCTGAACTGCTCAGGATCCTCAACAACGAGACCGAAGTCTGGAACGCGTTCATGCGCGGCACGGCCAAGTGGGAAGGCCGGAACTGGAACAAGTCCATCAAGACGTCCCGGAACAGCGGGACGGCCTACACCGACGGTACGCTCCCGACTGCGGGGCAGCAGGGCTACCAGCGCCTGCAGGGCACCGCCAAGCGCCTCTACGCCACGGTGCACATCGATGCCCTCCTGATGGAGGCCGCACGGAGCGGCGGCATCAACCAGGTGATCGACTGGGCCGAGGGCGAGCTCCAGGGTGTCGTCGAAGACCTCTCGGTCTACGCCGACCGGCGCCTCGTCAGCGGCGGGACCTGCGTCGGCTTCCTGAGCGGCCAGAGCAACGCGGCCACCCAGAACTTCGACGGCGACTTCGACAAGGTGGCCGCGGCCATCGCGGCTGGCGGCGGTACCTGTACGGTGTCCGTCATCCGCGGCGACACCTACGCGGCAACGGCGGGCACCCTCAACGCATCCGATGCGGTCAACGGCACCGTGACCTTCACGGCCGCCTTCGACACCACCCCGGCCGACAACGACCGGGGCTGGGCCGTCGTCATCAACGACGCCGCCGTTGAGGCAGCGCTCAACACGGCCTTCCAGCCGGTGGGCATCTACGGGAACCTTGGGCTGCCGACACACCACAGCGTCGACCGCACCACGGCGACCGGCACGGCCACGGTGCTGCAGAGCCTGATCTTCCGTCAGCCCACTCTGGAGAACCAGACCCGCGTGGCCCTGACCCGGGCGCGCATGAAGCGGGTGATGACTGAGATCTACCTGGCGTCCGGCAAGCGCCCCGACGAGATCTGGATGCCCGCCCGCCAGATCGAGCGCTACGAGGACATCGTTCTGGCGACGACCAACGTGAGCCAGATGCATGTGTCCGGTGAGCGCGCCACCCGCGGTGACGCGGGCATCGCTGCGAAGTCCTCGGACGAGACCGGGCTCAGCTTCGAGGGGATCCCGATCAAGCGCAAGCGCCACCTCGACAACGGCCTGATCCTGTTCATGCAGACCAAGAACAAGGGCTGGACGCTCGAGGAGCTCCGCAAGGGCGGGTTCGAGTCTCGCGGCGGCGGTATTCTGCAGCCGGTGGGCGGCGACGACTCCTTCGAGGGCTACTGGAAGGCGTACCACGAGCTGGTGTGCTGCAAGCCGAACCGCCAGGCCGTCCTGACCGGACTGGCGCTGTAGTCGATGGACACGCTCCTCCAGGTTCTCCTGTCCCTCTCCCTCCTGCTGCTCATGGCGGTACTGGTGCTCCTCGGCCTCTTCCTCCGGGGGCTGATTGATGAGCACCGGGAAACCAAGCAGTTCCTGCAGGGGAACCTGGAGGAGCCCTCCTCCCCAACAGACAACATCTTCAGACTACAGGGAAAACCATGGGACGACACGTAAAAGGGACGAGCAAGGCGCCTTGCCGAGCAGCCACCACCGCGAACATCACCCTCTCCGCAACCCAGACCATCGACGGCATCGCCATCGGGGTCGGTGACCGGGTTCTGGTGAAGAACCAGACCTCCGCCGACGAGAACGGGATCTACGTCTGCCAGACCGGCACCTGGACCCGTGCCGACGACTTCGACCACGTCAACAACGTGCTGCCTGGCAGCTCGGTGTACGTCACCGAGGGCACGGTCGCCGCCGGGCAGACCTGGGTGCTGAGCAACACGCTGCCCCTGGTGGTCGACACCACCGACCTCGTCTTCACCCCCATGAAGGGACGAGGGCAGCTGTTCATCGGCGCCACCGAGTTCGCCCCCGGCACGGGCACCTGGACTCCAGGCGTGACCGCCGCGAACGACTGGCCGGACCTGGTTCGCACGGCCGCGGCGTCCGACCAGTTCGTCCTGGCGGCTGTCAACGTGCCTGGCGCGGTCACTGGGTACACGGTGATGTACAACGTGCTCACCGCCATCGCCGATGACGTTCGGTGTGAGCTCATCCGCGGCACCATCCCGGCCGAGGGTGCGCCCGCCGGCGCAGCCACGGTTCTCTGCGGTGCCCTCGCTGACGATGGCACCGAGCTCCCGGCCGGGACCGACACCCCGGCAGAGCGCCAGACGGTGGATGACCACACCCTGATCTACACGGTGCAGGCCGCGAACCAGGTCCGCCCGACGGACCAGCAGTTCACGTACCTGAAGTTCATCGCCGAGTGCGCCGGCGCAGCCACCTCGGTCGTGAGCCTCAGCGGCGTCGTGGTGTACTACGACTGATGGCTAGGCACACCCCCCGCCAGCCGGTTGTGTTGGTCCAGGCAGCGTCGACGGCCGACGTCTCGCTGCCCCGGACCGGCACGGCCACCGTCGACGGGGTTGCCCTCGTAGAGGGTGACCGCGTCCTCCTCAAGGACCAGGCCACGGGCTCGGAGAATGGGGTGTACCTCGTTCATGTCGGGCCCAACTGGGAGCGAGACCCGAACCTCTCGGTCACGGCCAACTACTTCACGGGGCAGCGCTTCTACGTGCAGGCCGGAACGGCCAACGCGGACACGTTCTGGACGCTTGCCACCGACACTCCGTTTGCGCTCGACGCTACCGCGCTCACCTTCAGCGAGACCACCGTGGCGCTGGCCGACAGGGCCACGACGGCGGCGCTCGGATCGGACGGTGACCACGGCACCCGGGGCGGTGGAACGCTGCACCCGATTGCCACCGACGCGGCCGAGGGGTTCTTCCCGCAGTCCTACTTCTTCAACGCGGGCGCCTGGCCGACACCTGCCGACACGGACGCTGCGGGGTGGTCAGACGGCAGCATCTGGGCCGAGAAGTCGCCGCTCGGCAAGAACCAGTACAATGTTTGGTACTGCTACGACGCCTCGGCTGGCCTGTGGTTGCGGATTCCGGCGGAGTTCCAGCCGGTGGAGGCGACGAACCCAGCCGCCGGGTTCGCCGAGACGGACTCCCGCCAGAACCCCAACACGTTCCGGCTGAACGAGCACTTTCTCATCAAGGCCGGCGGGTCGCTCCCACTCCCGTGGGCGACCCAGACGACCGATCCCGGCACCGCGGCTCCCACCACCACCTTCGTCAGCACGTCTGCGACCAACGACCTGCAGGGCGAGGTGCAGCTGGCGTTGTCGGTGGACAACGAGGCCGAGACCCACGCACTGACCTGGAACGACGGGCTCTGGTTGCCGATGCGCAACCAGGCCACCGGCGGGATCATCCAGGCTCGGATCAGGTTCGCTGGGGAGCCGTACACGGCGACCACCGAGGTGGTGTTCGGCGTGATGGGCGCCTACTCCTCGGCCTTCACCGGCGGCAACTACGCCTGGTTCAAGGTCAAGACCGGGTCCGACCTGTTCATCGAGTGCAACGACGGCAGCGGTGCCCAGAGCGAGGATACTACCATCAACGTGGCCGCCGCCACGGTCTACGATCTGAAGATCGACCTGACCGACTCGACCGCAGTCAGGTTCCTGTACAAGACGTGGCCGTCAGGTGCGTGGACGGAGGTGACTCCGAGTCCGCTGGACTTCAGCAACGTCGCTGACCACAACTTCCAGCCGGTGGTTGGCATCAAGAAGACCACCGGTGCTGTCGCGGACGATGTCTGGGTCGACTACGTCGATATCTGGTGGCAGACGGATGAGTAAGAAGGGCAACGAGCCGGCGTTTCCAGGCAACTTCTCTCGGGAGATTGAGCGCTCCAAGAGCAACAAGTCCGAGTTGGAGTACCTGTGGGACTACTGTCTCCTCTTCCTCGAGGGGAAGCAGTGGCTCTGGTTCACCAAGGACCAGCGCCGGTTCAACCTGGACTCTCGGGGTGGCACGAAGAAGGTCACGATCAACCTGCTGATCAACCTCTATCGTGCCATCCTGAGCCGTCTCTCGCTCAACTACCCATCGGTCACGGTGCTGCCGGGCAGCCCCTCATCGGAGGACATCGCGAAGGCCAAGTCCTCCGACCTGGCCCTCCAATACTACTGGACCCAGCAGAAGCTGAAGCACAAGATGCGCGACATGTTCGCTTGGGGCATCACGTGCGGCAACTGCGCCATCCACACCTACTTCTCACGCGAAGACGAGGATGTCCGCAGCGACGTCATCTCGCCCTTCGACCTTTTCTACGAGGACGGGGTCTCGACCATCGAAGAGGCCCGCTGGGTCGCCATCCGGTCCATCGTCCACAGGGACGACCTCAAGGCCAAGTACCCGGACAAGGCCTCGGCCATCAACAGGATGTCCACGGGCGAGCGTCCCAACGAGCGCCGTGTCGAGGACATCGGCACACACTCACCGAGTGTCGGTCCAGCCGAGGACCGGCTCGAGGTGTACGAGGTCTATTGGCGGGACGGCCGGCACGGCATCGTGGTGAACGACCTCTGGCTCTGGAAGGGCGAGTGGGACCTGCCAGAGATGCCCGTGCAGCACTACCGGTACACCGAGGTGCCCGGGATGCTCTGGGGCATCGGCGTTCTCGAGCAGGTGCTGGATCTGCAGTACCTGTACAACAAGCGCCGCGGTCAGCTGATGGAGAACATCGACCTCAACAGCAACATCCGCTGGTTCGTGCCCAAGAACTCCGGCATCCCCAAGAACTCGATGACCAACCGCCCCGGCGAGATCATCCCGTTCAACCCAGCCGGCGGACCGCCGATCCCCATCGAGTCCCCGTCGATGGCACCGCAGATCTTCGATGACCTGGACCGCATGGTCCAAGAGATCAGCGACGTGTCGGGCCTGCACTCCACGTCGTTCGGCAAGCGCGTTGCGGGCATCAACTCCGGTCGCGCCATCGAGGAGCTCTCGACCCAGGACCAGAGCCACCTGGGCATCAGCCAGGAGATGGCTGAGGAGCTCGTGGCCAACCTCTCTCGCGTCGTGCTGTCGCTGATGAAGCAGCACTACAGCGAGCAGAAGATGATGCGAATGATGGATAGCACCGGCGGGGTGGTCTTCCACTACCTGTCGGGCACTGACCTGGTGGACGACCCCGAGGTCTTCATCCAGGGCGGCACCATGTTCCGCACGGACGCCGAGGAGCGCGACCGCAGGGTCCTGCGCAACCTCGAGATCGGGGCCATCACCCCCGAGGACGCCAAGGATCAAATGTCCGAGCGTCCCGGAGACCGGGACGGCATCGAGAAGCTGGCCACCACCAAGCACGCCCAAGAGCTGCTTGAGGCCGCCAAGCAGGGCGCCACCATCGAGATCTTCCCATCGGACGACATCGAGGTGTTCGAGCAGGTCTGGGGCGAGTACATCCGCAGCCCCGAGTACTACGAGCTCCCGCCCAACCCGCTGGGCGCGCAGACGCGCCAGCAGGTTATCCCGGTGACCGGCCCAGCAGGCGAGCTGATCTCCCAACAGGTCCTTGATGTGCCCATCGCTCCCGGCGAATACATCCGGGACGTCTACATGGCGCTCATCACGTTCGGGCAACCCTACCCGGTTTATGAGGAGGCGCGGGCGGCGAAGGTCTTCCCGAGAACGCCAGAGGCCGGCATGGGGCCGGCCAACGCGATGCAGCAGCAGGAGCATCAGGCCAACTCTCGAGCGCAGGACCAGCACCCGGGTCGAGCACCGACCGCGCCTCCTCTGCCGGGTGTAGTCCCGCCCGGCGGGATGAGCGGGATGGGAGGTAGCGTCTGATGCTTGTCGAGGAAGTGGCGGCCCTTTTCCGCAGCTACATCGACGAGGCCGACCAGGCCTTCGTCACCGACGCACAGATCTCCATCTACCTGGCCCAGGCGTACCGGGAGTTCGTGGACTACGTATCATCGATCGACCCCCGGCCCTATGCCCTGCCGGCCACCCTGGCGTTCGCCGGCAGGTTCTATGACCTCGACGGCGCCAACCCCGTGGTTCTCCTCGGGAACACCGCTACGACGCGGGCCGTCCGGTTCCTCGAGCTGTGGGAGGAGCGCACCGCCACGTTCGTAGGGCAGCCCTGGACGCGGGTCCACTCCTACCAGGAGCTCCAGTCCACCTCGCACTCCTGGACCATCTTTGGCAACTCGCTCCACATCTCCGAGACCCGCACCGCGAACATGACCCTCTGGTACCTGCCAGACAGGTCGGTGTCCGCCGCCGTGGACTGGACCCAGATCAACGCATCCGACAACGAGTGGATCGACGACCTCGTTGGCTACCACGACATCATCGCCCTGATGGGGTATCGGCACTACGCGATTCGCGACGGCTCGCCCAACTACCTGGTCGACGCGGCGCTCGACAAGCGCCTGATGGACCTCAACGACTACCTGTGGAACAGGGTGGGCCACGGTCCGCAGTACATCAGACAGATCAACGACGTAGGCGCCTTCTGATGGCGACCCAAGGACTAGAGGTCGAAGTCCTTGGCCAGGGCACGGACCAGTCGCAATCGAGGAAGGGCTCGTATGTGCTGAACATGTTCCGCGACGCCGGAGCATGGGAGGTGCGCGCTGGGTTCGGCCAACTGGCGCAGTTTGACAGCACATTGCGCATGAATGTGCCTGGCATATACGACGACAGCTGGCTGACCGACCCCCCATATGGGTACAAGAAGCACCTGGGATCGTACCTGATGGTGACCGACTTCGGTCACGAGCAGATCGTCTCGGTGTTCACGGCCACGGTCCATACCGCGGACTGGAACGGCCGGCCCGCGGTTGGCTCGAACACCCAGTTCATCGACCTGTACGTTGTGTCCATCTACGACGTGACCACGGACGAGCGGGTCGAGGAGCCGGTGTACTCGCAAACGTCTTCGATGAGCGAGGACGTGCTCCCGATGATCGACTGGCATGGCAACTACGCCACCTGTCGCCGGGGCCGCGGGATCTCCACCCTGGACCCCAACTGGAGCCCGGCGGCCAACTACACATCGACGATGGACGACGAGTTCCAGACCTTCATCCATGCGTCGGACCCCGAGCCTGTGTTCTTCGCCGAGATGGGGGACATCCTCTTCTTCGGCAACAAGGACACCGGGCTCCTCGCCTACCTGCCCTGCATCTTCAGCCGCGACCTGAGCAACACTCGGATCTGGCATCGGGACAAGCAGGTGAATGGTGCCCACCACCTGCGCGACAACAAGCAACCCTACGAGGAGTCGTCCTTCCTGGTGAAGGCTGTGGGGACGGAGGGCGTCTTCCCAGACGCCTTCGTCTACCTCGGGCGTCACGAGCTCCCGGCGACCCACCTGGCCGCGGTGGTTCTCGGCAGGCTCAGCTACGTAGTTGACCGAACCGTGTACTTCTCGGACGTCGGCTTCCCGACGTCCATCGTCGCGGACAATTACATTCAGGTCCCCAGCCAGAAGCCCATCACTGCGATCACCGAGCTGAACGGCAACCTCTACCTGTTCACCGAGTCCGAGACCTTCCACTACAACCCGCCGGCCCAGTTTCTGGCCTCCGGCGGCATCCTTACCCAGGTCTCCGAGCACATCGGCTGTGTCGGCCAGAACGCCATCGTCAAGGACGAGCAGGACCTCTTCTGGGTGGACCGGTCTGGTGTGTACACCACGACCGGCAACCTGGTCATCACAAGGATCTCGGACCCGATTGACCGGTTCTTCCAGGAAGAGGGGCTCGCCAATCCGCTGACGTCCTACTTCGCGGACACCGGGGCGGTCATCTTCAGCGAGCTCGTGGTGGACCCTCCCCGGGGCCTGACCTCGTTCGAGTATGAAATGCCCCGGATGCGGGCCAAGTTCCGGCCCGACATGGTCAACGTGACCTGGCACCAGGACATGAAGGCGCTCATCGTGTCGGTGCCCGGGGAGAACGTCGCCCTCGTGCTTACCGAGGGCGAGTGGTCGGTGTGGTCGTTCGACTCGGTGGTCCACACCACCGACTCGCCAGAGGTCCCCAAGGTCGACATCACAGCCAACATCCAGAACGCGTGGTTCCTGAGCAACGGCAAGCGACTTTTCGTGGTCGGCGGGCCCGAGACGTGGGCCTACCTCGACTACGTCGAGATCCGGGGGTCCTCCGAGAACGACGACTGGTGCAGCCAGTCCTACTACATCTGCGAGTACGGCCGCGGAGGGGCCCTGGACCGCACGTCGGTCCAGGAGGACTATCGCCAGTTCACTGGGAAGTGGGACAAGTCCTTCAGCTCGGCAGGACCCGGCGAGATCATCGTCGGCAAGCCCATGCAGGTACCCGCCGGCCTGGTGCTGCCCGATCAGGTGCAGCCCGGGATCCACCCGAACGGAGAGGTCTGGGCCGAGGACAGCCAGGTGTTCCTGGTGCCCGTGTATGTGTGCCCGTGGAACCAGCCCACCGAGGGCATCGCGTCCATGCGCATCAGGTTCTACTTCGACAACGAGGAGTGGGTCCCAATCGTGCGGGACCCAGATCCCGTCGGCTACGATCCCGCGCTCCACTTCGAGATCAGCTTCCTCCTGCCGCCGGAGCGGCAGGGCATGGACGCCGGGTACTCGAACCTGGGGACCCCAGTAGCTGGCCGCCGCGTTGTGGTCTGGGACCAGGCCGCCGGCCTGCCCAACGCCAACGGCAACATGATCTCCATCGAGTGGACGGTGCCGCCGGCGGCACTCTACACCGGCATGAACCTGATCCAGCGGGCGCTCAACCCGCTGATCTGGTTGCCGTTCTACAAGAAGACCGCTCAGGGCGTTGCCCACATGGGCGTTTCGTTCGGTGGGGTAGGCGTCCTCACCGAGCTCACGGGCGGAAACGACCCCCCGGCCGTGTACAACTACTCGGCCTGGGTGTGGGAGCAGGCCGCGATCGACTACGCCGACCGGACGTCTACATCCTTGCGTGCCCAGGCCGTGGACTGGGCGTACAAGCCCCCACCTGTCGGCCTCAACGAGGGCCAGCGCATTCAGTGCCGCGGAGCGTACGTGCGGGCCCTGTCGCACGGGCGCGCTGGCGATCCGTTCGAGTCCACCTGGCACCGCGGCCTGTGCAACGGGCTGTTTGGGAGTGACTACCGCGAATGGGTGACACAGACAATCGATGCGTCCGGCGATGCTGTCGCACTCGAGGTGGATGCGAACAAGACCGGGATCCGTGCCCGTGTTCAGAACGCTGCGGGTGTTGTGGCGACGAAGGTGTTCGGGACGAACCTGAGGTGGGGGAACTCCGCGACAGCGGCCGAGGGGAACTACCTAGTTGACGACGAGGAGGTGAATACCCTTGCCCTGTCCGTGGGCGTCAAGGGGGAATGGGCCTCGCTGATGCTCTACGGGCACATGCAGGACCGCGCGGAGCGGCTTCGGATCGAGAGCATCAAGGCTGTCATCAGGCCGTCTCCGGGACGGCGCCGGAGGACCCATGGGTAAGGAAGGGAAGATCAAGTTCGATGGATGGAGAGACGCAGACCGCCAGTTCAAGGTGTGGTGGGGGATTCTCCAGCTGGTCCGCGCTGTGCACTTCGAGGCGTACAGGCAGCGGTGGGACAAGACCAGGGAGGAAGTGAAGCGGGACACCCAGAAGGCCTGGCGCTGGTGGATGATGGGCGGCCACAAGAAGAACGCCCGAGCCGCCCACTACTGGAGGTCGATACTGGAGGTCGATGGGATGAGCCGCTGGATCGTCAAAACCGTCAGAGCACACAAGAGCCACCAGCAGATGGCACACGACGTGTGCGCTGTGATCGCCGACGCGCTCGACCGAGGAATCGAGAGCGCAACCCGGAAGGACACGGCCACCATCAGCATCGGTTTCAAGTCGATGACCGGCCAGGGATCCTTTTCCCTGGTCGCATACCCAAAGGACTCGGCATCCCTCCCCACCACACAGAAATAACCAACCTCCCGCCCACCAGGGCGGAGGCCTACCAGAAGGACCAGCGCCTGCGGTGGCAGTTCGGCGTGACGGCCAGGCTCGACACCTGGCCTGTCCGTCGGATTGCGGCTGCAGACTCGCCGGCCCAATGCCGAACGACAGACTTCAACCTGTTCTGCGCCACCGACACCGGTCCCATCACCATCCTGCTGCCCCCGGCCCTGCCGGGGATGCGGTACCGGATCGTGAACACGGGCGCGTCGGGCAACGCCGTCACGCTGACCCCCCACGGATCCCAGCTGCTTCTGGGGTTCAACAGCAACTACTCTGTGACCGACGGCGCTGTGCTGATCATCGCCTATGAGGCGACCGAGGGGTGGTGGTGAGTAGGACGCCCACCAAGGACTACGGGCTCGAGGCCGCCGCAGGCCGCATCCCCAACGTCACCACCGTCAACAAGTACGGCGAGTCAATCGACGTAGACGCAACCGGGTTCTCGGACCTGTGGGAGGGCACCGGCGGCCTCAAGATCTGGGTGCCCCCGACCACCGCCCGCATCCACAACGTGGTGTCCAGCAGCGCTAGCGACACGCTAGCCGGCACAGGCGCGCAGAGGGTGACCGTCTATGGGTTGACGTCTTGGGACACCCCCGAGGTGTCCGAGGTCGTGAACCTCAACGGGGTTGTGGCGGTTCCCACGGTCAACGCCTACGTCATCATCCACCGGCTGTGGATCACCCAGTGGGGCTCGGCTGGGCCGAGCGTCGGGATCGTGAGCGCCATCGCGCAGGTAGACCTGACCTACACGGCGTCCATGTACGCCAACGTGGGGTCAACCGTGATGGCCATCTACGGCATCCCGAGCGTTCGCACGCTCTACCTGAACGACATCTATGCCTCGCTGAACAAGGCCGCCGCCGCGACGGTTGGCATCAACGTCGAGCTGGTGGTCAACCCGATCCCGAAAACCCAGCTGCTGGGCTACCGCCTGGCACACGCCACGGCGCTCATCGCCGGCGGCACGTCCCAGACGCGGAGGGTGTTTGACCCGCCCATGCGCATCGACGGACCGGCCATCGTGAAGCTGCGCGCCAACGCCACGGCCAACAATCAGATCGTTACCGGCGGATTCAACGGCGTGCTGGAGGTGCTGTAGTGCTACCCAACTTCATGGTCGTGATGGAACGCGGCCCCAGGACCCAGGTCGACTACCACCAGACCCGTCAGGCCGCGGAGGACGCGGCGCGCACGATGGGTGACGCCGGCGAGGGCACCTACTACGTGATCCGCGTACCCCCGCCACTGCTGACCGTGTCGTCGGCGCTCGTCAAGACGGAGACCTGATGGCATGGGACACTGACAGCCCCCGCCACGTGACCAAGGAGCAGTTCTCCGACGGCACGACCGTGGATGGTAACCGCATCGAGCGGGCCATGGACGAGTTGGCGAGCTACTTCAACGCCATCCCCCTGGGCGGCGTCCGGCGCCGCCTGGTCGCGAACACCTACTGCTCGGGATGGAGCCCCATGGGCGCCGACCCGGACACCGTCGAGAACAATCAACACTACGTCGGCGCAGCCGGCGCCGACATCACCCACCACTGGCCCTGGCTGCCGGCCTACAACGAGGGAGACATCTCGCTGGCACCCGCCGTCAACGGGTCAACCCCATCCCCCGAGCCTGTCGGGGGGATCCAGAATCCGTATCGCCACAAGGGGATCCGGTCCGGCCTCGGCGATGCCCATCCCAAGGTGGACCAGTACGCGTGGACCACGTCGTTCTACTTCACTGCACCTGCCATCATCACCACCATCACCCTGTGGATGATGGTGCAGGACGACGCCACCGGGGACGACTACAGGAACGACTTCACGTGGAAGCAGGCCGAGGGGGACCACGTTGCCAACGAGTGGACCCACGACTTTGCGCTGCAGCTGTCCGTTGATAGCCGGCTCGCTCCCGAGGACCGGACCCAGAACGCGGTGGAGATCAACAAGTGGGAGTGGGGCCTCGACGCCTCGTCCTTCAGCTACCACGGGTCCCAGAACGCCCCACCCGCGCCCAGCACCGACATGAGCCTCGCAGACGCTGGTGATGAGTGGGGCGTGGTGGTGGACCTCGAGAACCTGTCCGTGCTCATCCCCGCGCATTCGAGGGTGCGGGTGTCGGTGCTGCTTCCGGTGTACACGGACAGCCCCGACGTGGATGGGAACCCCTGGCGGGAGCACACGTCAGGCACAAGCGAGGAGTGGGAGCGGGCCTTCTTCAACCAGCAGATGAACCTGAACATGACCGTGCTGGAGGAGATCAGTGGCTAAGGTCACCAGAAAGCGCCTGGCCCGCGGCACCAAGCTCTACACCGAGCAAGTGCACGAGCTCCTCGACGACATCGTCACCGAGTGGAACGCCGGCACGATCGAACGCGAGCAACTGCAGGCGGACTGGGCCCCGTGGTCGGTGAGCTACAACATTCCCTTCATCGACTCGCTCTGGCAGCAGAACGGCGACGACCGGATGCTTGCTGCGTCCCATCCGACGTACACCAACGGTCACGTGCCGTACTGCTTCCCCCTGGCCATCCCGCCCACTCAGGACTACTTCGACCAGACCGGGTCGCTGGCCAACGACACCCCGATCATCCTCCTCGACGAGGTGACCTTCTCGTTTGACCAGCGCGACGAGGCCGCCGCGCTGACAGACAGCTACCTCGGGTCGGACGCCCAGCCGCCCGTGGCAGACCACGAGCAGTGCGGCCTGCTGCACTATGGTCTCGTGGACAGGTACGAGGTCAAGATCAGCATCATGGGTCGCCGGCCGACCTACATCCGGGCTGACGCAGCGGCGGACAAGTACCTCTACCACACCGACCCCGAGGCCTGGGGCCTCGAGTACGAGGTGTGGTCGACGACCATCCCATCGACCGCCTACAGCACCCGCCGCATCCGGCAGAACCCCTTCTCGTACCGCGGCATCCGCAAGGCGCTCAATCCGTACCACACCTATGTGGTGGTGGTCTCCTGCCCCGGGCTCTTCGATGGCGCCGCGCAGGACGACCGCATCGCCATGGTCAACCCGACCATCACCCTCAAGGGCCGAACCCCCCTGATCGGTCATGACGTGAACGTCGCGGCCAGCTCTGTTGCGCCCGATGTGCAGAACATGCCCCCGCACTACGGGGTTGTGCCCACCGGCTTCTCACCCCTGGCAATCACCACTCCGGCCGGGGACAGCAGCATCCTGGCCGACGGAGCCGGCGGCATCAGTACAGAGTACGAGAAGGTCGACAGGGTGTTGCGGGGGGGTGCCCACGGCGGGTACACCAACTTCTCCGACGTCCCTGGGTGGGACTACCAGATCGCCGATGATGCCGCCTGGGGCATCATCGCGGTGCCCATGTTCCAGAACAAGGAGATGGGCGAGATCAACTTCAACACGGTGCGGCGCTCGGGTGGGGCGTCTACCGGCCCCCCGTACACCCACACGATCTACGACCGGTACCGACTGAAGGTGCCCTATGCCATGGTCGTTCACCACGTCATCGCGTGCGTGAACTACCAGACCACCCAGTCGAGCGCCACCTACATCCGCAGCAACAACGCCGTGCCTGACGTGACCCACACTGTCAATGTGGCAGTCAGCTCTGGCCTGCGCGCCGACGATCTCAACCACCAGGACATGGCCTACGCCCAGTGGGCCGTAGACCTGAACGCCTCGGGCACCCGGCACGATGAGTTGCTCATCGACCGCATCGCTGCCCCGGGCACCATCAAGACTGACCCTCCGGGGAGCGGCGGGTACGGCGCGTGGATGGCGTGGGAGCTCATCAGCGTCCCGCTGGTGAAGGACACCGACACCAGCATCGGCACGGGGTACGACCAGGCCAAGCAGGGGAAGCCCTTTTTCGTCGGCCCAGCGCTCCGGGCCCGTGACGGCGACCTCCGCACCAATGTGGGGATCGCCAACGCAGCGGGCTCCGGTGGGGCCGGCGTCCAGCCGGCCACCAACGGCTCCGACCAGTACCTGACCTTCCGCTGGAGCATCGCCCCGACGGTCAATTGGACGACCGTAGACACCAACGCTGGCGGTACCAACGACTGCGTGTTCATGGGATACCAGGGGGCGTGGATCCTCCTCATCGTCAAGAGGCACCTCACATAATGGCAACTGCAGGCAAGCCAAAGACCCAGACGACCGTTCGGAAGAACGGTGAACTCAGCGCCCTCGACCAGGACCGCGCCCGCGCGGCGGCCAGCGCCCAGACTGCCCAGTATGGCCACCTGGCCAAGACTGGCATCGCCGATCTGCAGGCAGCATCGAGGGATTCGGTCGGCCTCCTCGCGGCCGCCCAGCGCCAGCAGCTGGAGTCATCGCGGCACGCCGCCGGCCAGGCGCTGGCCTTCTCGACGGGTGGGGTCGGCGGGATGGTGTCGGGTGGCGGTCAGGCCGCGGGCCTTCGCCAGGCCGGCCTCGACATCGGCGCCCAGCAGGGCGCGCTGGCCGTCCAGCAGGCACAGGACCTCGCCACAGCCAAGCAGCAGGCAGCGCAGGCCCAGGTGCAGGGTGCCGTGGCTCTGCAGCAGATGGGCACCGACCTGCAGAATGCTCAGCAGAAGATCTCGTTCTACGAGCAGCAGAAGCAGGCGGCCATGGCCTCAGGGGTCCCCGTTTCGGAGATCGACCGCTACATGCGCATGCTGCTCCAGTATGAGACTGACCCCAACATCATCAACCACTTCCTTGGAAACCCGTCGGGCACCAGTGTGACCCTGCCGTTCGGTCAGGGTCACGCACGCTTCAAGCCAGAGTAGGAGACGCCGGTGGGCCGAATCGTAGCACTCCCAGACCTTAGCGGCTTCGCCGGGGGTAAGAGGCCGGACGTCGTCCAGTTCGCCAAGCGCCCCAAGCGCAGCAACCCCCTGAAGGATCTGCTCGGCACAGCTGCGACCATCGCACAGATGATTCCGGTTCCGGGGGTACAGGCCGCCGGCGCAGGGGTCAACCTGCTGCTGGACCCCAAGAACCCGTCCAACATCGCCAACGCTGCCGGCGCAGCGTCGAACCTGAGCGCCGACCTGCAGCAGCGCAGCGCGGAGCAGGAGCGCCAGGAACTCCTGGCCCGAATCGCCGGGGGCCTAACCGGCCCCGCCGGTCCCCCCACCCAGCCCTCTCCCGGCGCCCCCGCGCCTCAGCCCCAAGCGACCAAGCCTGCACCTGTGCAGGCCCCCACCCAGCCGGCCATGCCACCGCAGGTCCCGCCGCCAACGAGCCCTGCGCCCGGGCCGCTGGTCGACCGGGGACCGGCCGGTCCCCCGGGCATCCCCGGACCGAACCTCACGCCGGCGCCCCTTCCGCAGCAGCCCACGGCGACCCCGCAGCCCACGGCGACCCCGCAGCCCACTCCCACCCAGCCTGCAGCCCGCGCCCCACTGGCCCCACACACGGGGATGGACACAGAGATCGCGCGCCTGCAGGGCACCGACGCCCAGGTCGGGTCCCTCCTTGGCCAACTGGTCGAGCGGACCGCCGCCGGCGGCGGTCGGGTGCTAACCAACGAGGACCACAGCACCACCGCTCGCGGTGCTGTGGAGTCCATCCTTGCCCAAGAGGGCGCCCCGCCTGAGCTCATGGGCCGGCTGGCGGAGGCCATCGAGAACGATCCGAGCAAGACGTGGGATGGTGTTCTGTGGCGGCTCGGGAACGACTCGGGCGTGAAGCTCGAGATTCGGCAGCTCGAGAAGCTGGGACTGGCCAACAACCGACCGCACCAGTTGGTGGCGAAGGCCATCCAGGCGGCCATCCAGGGCGATCTCAAGAAGCTCTCGGTCATCATGTCCGCCGTGGACTCGGCCCAGTTCTCGTCCACGGACCTCGGAGACCTGGTCACCGGGTTCTCGGACGACAAGAGGCAACTCGCCCAGTCTCTGGGCGCCATTATGAGCATGGCGGCCAAGCAGGCCGCCGCCGCGAAGGGCATGGATCCGATGGACTTCATGCTCAAGTACTGGCAGATCAGGAACGCGATGGGCAAGTACGCCCTGGGCGACCAGAAGCACGGCCACCGGGCTGACATGCATCCGGGCAACCTCAAGATGCAGGACGCCAAGATCGCCCTCACCGAGGCCAGAACCGACAAGGTGAGGGGTGACACCAAGCGCCCACGAGCTCCGGGATCTGGGGGTGGTTCACAGAAGTCCAGGGGGGAGATCATCAAGGGCCACCTCGCCATCATGGCCGATGCCACCGGATCCGACGGCACACCTCAGTTCTCCGACAGCCGGCTGATCACCGAGGAGAACGCCCTCCGCGCCGCGGCCAAGGCCGGTGGCCGCGCCTGGAAGCAGGCCCTCGCCCGCATGTCCAAGACCGCTGAGAAGATCGACACGGCCACCCTCAGCCGGACCAGTTCGCAGATCCGTCAGACCGGCCGGGACAAGTCGAAGGAGGTTTCCGACGAGCGCCGCTTTGGCGAGAACCGCACCAAGCGACTGCACGACATGGTCGGCGACACCACCAAGGCGATCATCACAGCCGCCGGCAAGGACGCCAGGGCCAGGGCAGACGCTGATGCCAAGGCGAAAGCGGCCAAAGAGAAGGCGACACAGGCCAGACAGAAGGAAAACCGGGGCGTCAGGGAGAAGCAACTCAAGGCGTGGCGGACGGAGGCCGCGGGGATTCGAAAGAAGAAGTCAATGACGGCTGATGACAGAGCCCGCATCCGCAACCTCGAGGGCCTGATTCGGGTGATGGAGGCGGCGGTCCTCAAGGCTGCGAGAGACACCGGTGAGTGAGCCCCTCCCCAGCCCAGAGGACCTGGCCAAGGAGCTCGGCGTCACCCCGGAGGACATCGCCCAGGTGGGGCTGCCGACCGAGGCGGATCTGATGGCCGAGCTCGGGGTATCTCCCCAAGACCTCGTCGCGCGCGACACAGCGCTCCTCGAGCGCAAGGCCAGGGCCACAGGTTCCTACTTGCAGAGGGTAGCCCGGGACCCGGACCGGGGTCCATTCTCGAAAGGCGCCATCCGAGAGGCATCTGCGGAATACGACCGGGTCGCCGGGAGCCCGGGCATCCTGAACCCCGCGCTGCTCACGGGCGGAATCGTCAAAAGTGTCACCGACATGCTCGAGGAGCAGGAGGGCCTGTTCCTCAGGCAGATGCACTCAGGTGCAGCGCCAGCGACCCCGGCGGAGGCGTTCCTGCGCGCGGAGGCGCGCACCAGAGGCTCCGCGACGCCGGTGAACATGAGCGGCCTGGCCAGTACGCCAGACCAGGCGGGGTGGGACAGGGCCCGCAAGGAGTCCAGGGCCCGCGCCGGAATGGAACGGGAGGCCAACATCCAGACCTCCGTGGCGCTGCAGAAGGAGCTGGACCGGGTCCAGCTCGCCGAGGGGTCGGGCATCCTCGACATGGCCGCGCAAGATGCTGGTGAGCTCGCCCAGGGCGTTGTGCAACTGCTGGATCTCGTCCTTGGCGATGCGCCGGGCGAGTCGTTCATGGAGCGGGCCGAGAACAAGGTCGCACAGGGAGAGGCGTTCCCCGAGGCCCTGCTGGTGCAGGCCAGGGTCTTCGCTGACGAGCCCCTTCAGTCCGTCCAGCGCCGCCCGCTCTCCGCCATTCTGATGCTGGCGGACGTCACTCGAGCTGCCCGAGCCCAGCTCCCGCCGGAGCTCGGGCAGACCGTTACCCGCTTGCGGAAGAAGTGGCTAACCGACCCGGTGAGGAACGTACTGGACGATGCGGTGGTGTCGAGGCTGGACGACGCCTTCAACGTTCTGTCTGGCTCCCACAGTGGCGTCCTCGAGGGCGTAAGCATCGTGGACGCCATCAAGACTGGTGGGTCCCGGATCCTCGCTGCGGCGAAGCGCATCTTGTCGGAGACCGAGCCCCACGCCAGCACCAACCCCAACGCTGCCAGGTTCGCCGAGGCGGTCTCCCGTGGCTCCGTGGAGGGTGGCGTGGCTGCTGCCGTCACGAGAGCAGCGGGAGACCTTGGGCCCGATGTTCTGACCAGAGACCCCGTCATTCCGGCCCGCGCGCACCCCCCCGAGCCCCCGCCAGGGGCCCACCTCGACGCCTCGGCGAACGTTCCCGTGCAGCCGGCCTTCCCGGATGCAGCCCCACCGGACCCGCACCCGATCTGGCCCGTGGCCACCACCAAGACCCCGGACTCGCCCGGCCGGGCACCGGCTCCCGTATTCAAGGACAAGGAGTTCGTTCGCCCGGACGATCCCCTCCACGCCGAGAAGGAGGAGATCTTCTCCCGGGTCAAGAAGGAGCAAAACATCCACATCAGCGGAACGCGTTCCGCT